AAGATAAGTAAGGTCTCCTCTATCTACATGTAGAGTTGCGGCACGAGCCTCTGCAAGAGACATACCTACATGCGCATTTGTTGCTATCTCGCTATCAAGCACAAAAGAGACTTTGAATTTATTGATGTTGTGCGGTATCAAAAGCTCTACAAATTCACTATATGTATTTCGGACGACAGCTGCATCCTTAAAGCCTACATTGTTGAGTTTTATCCCCATAAGGTCAATCTTGAAATAGTCCACCTCTCCCCGCTGAGAAAAAAGTTCGTCATAGTCTATACCAAGAAGCTTGCACATTCTTTTTGTATATTCGAAATCAACACTGCCGTCAAAAAAAAGAGGAACAAACTCGTCCCCATAAACAGCTTGTCCATCTATGCTTTTGTATGCCATGCTCTTATCCCACTCAACCCCCCAGTAGCGCACACTCATGCGCCCCCAAAGTTCAAAAAACTGATTGACAAACCTGCTATAAGCTATATTTTCAGCCTGTATAGCTATTTTGAGCGAGAGGT